CAGTGATCCGAGGGCTGCTGAAATCTATTCGCATAAGGCACGAACCGATTTAATTTATTATACCTATTACGAAGATGGTAAAAAACATCACGTAAAGGAGAAAATTAAACCGTATATGTTTCTTGAGGAAAAGGATCTGCTTCATGTAAATGGATTTATTGAAGCTGAAGGATCGTTTTCATCATACGACGGAAAGCCTTTGTGGCGTGTTGATTTTAAATCAATAAGAGATTATAAAAGTCAACGAAGAAGCGACAAAGATATTATGAGATTCAGAACATGGTATGGATCAGAGAACTGGAACTATGTTTTTCTGAATGACCATTATCCTGGTGAAGTTAATTATGACGTGACAAAACTAGTTATTGCTAATATCGATATCGAGGTAGCTGCTGATGAAGGCTTTCCTGTAATTGAGGATGCATCTAAACCAGTTACAGCAATAACAATGAAGGTCAATGATTTAATTATTGTGTTTGGTTGTGATCAGTTTACTACTGATCGTGAAGACATAAAGTATGTCTTGTGTGAAGATGAAAATGATCTGCTTCAAAAGTTTATTCAGATTTTTAGAAACTATGATCCAGACATCATTACTGGTTGGAACGTAGAATATTTTGATATTCCATATCTTTTGTATAGAATAAAGAATACTCTTGGTTTTGAATATTGTACAAAACTAAGTCCGTTTGATTGTATTGGTATTAAGAAAGTTGGTAGAGATCAAAATAACAAACCAATTGAACGGCCTGAGATTATTGGTATTAATGTTCTTGACTATCTTGCATTGTATAGAAAGTTTACATATGTCCAACAAGAGAGCTACTCACTGGACAATATATCATTTGTACATCTCGGTGAGAAGAAACTAGACTACAGTGAACATGATGGTCTAATGTCATTGTATAAAAATGACTATCAAAAGTTTATTGAGTATAATATTAGAGACGTTGAGCTTGTTGATGAACTAGACAAACATCTTGGCTTACTTGATCTTGTGTATGCACTAGCCTATGATGGTAAAGTTAACTTCTCTGACACTCTTACATCTGTTAGAATGTGGGATATGATTATTCATAACCATCTCTATAGTAAGAAGATCGCAATTGATCCTTTTGTAAAGAAACCTAAAGAACGTCTTGTTGAAGGTGCTTACGTAAAAGATCCTCAAGTTGGAATGCATAAGTGGGTTGTATCTTTCGACTTGAATAGTCTGTACCCACACTTGATCATGCAATATAACATTGGTCCGGACACATATCAAGGTCAAGTGCCTGGTCATTTAGTCAAGTATGTGTCTGTAAATAGTATCATTAAAGGAGCATATGATACTCCTGAAGTTAAGAAATATATGAAAGATCATAATGTTACTATATGTGGATCTGGTGCAATGTACACGAGAGACTTTAAAGGTTTCTTGCCTGAAATGATGTACAAGTTGTATAATGACAGATCTATCATTAAAGATAAAATGTTGAAGATAAAACAAGAAGCTGAAGATTCAAAAGAAGATAGATCATCTGAAATTGCTAAACTAGATAATATGCAGATGGCTAGAAAGATTCAACTTAATTCTGTTTATGGTGCACTCGGAAACGAATATTTTAGATGGTTTGATATTAAGTATGCTGAATCAATTACTCTATCTGGTCAGCTTTCAATAAAATGGATGGAGAAGCATATAAATGAATATCTTAACAAAATGCTTGAGACGGAAAACATTGACTACGTTATTGCTTGCGATACCGACTCGATGTACATTACTCTTGACCGGTTGGTTAATAAAGTATTTAAAGATAGAGAAGTTACACAGGGGGATATTGTGTCCTGGCTTGATGTGGCGGCTAGAGAGGGATTTGAACCGTTTATTGATAAAACTTTTACAAACCTTGCTAAGATGGTCAATGCCTACGAACAAAAAATGGTAATGAAACGTGAAGCAATTGCTGACAAAGGTATGTGGACAGCAAAGAAACGATATGCTCTTCATGTTCATTCAATGGAGAGTGTTAGGTTTTCAGAACCACAATTAAAGATACAAGGTCTTGAGACTCAACGTTCATCTGTACCTGCAATTTGTCGATCAAAGATGAAAGAAGCTATTAAACTAATTATGGAAAAGGATGAGAAGTCTCTGATAGATTTCGTTGAAGATTTTCGTAATGAATTTAAGAATTTACAATTTGAAGATGTTGCCTTTCCTCGGGGAGTCCGAGGATTAAATAAATATAAAAGTACTGATACAATTTATGGTAAAGGTACACCGATTCACGTACGTGGAGCTTTAGTTTTTAATCACTTATTAGTAGAGAAGAATTTACTTTCGAAGTACAATCCTGTATTTGAAGGTGATAAAATTAAGTTCTGCTATTTAACACTACCAAACCCAGCTAGAGAAAATGTAATTGCTGCTGTTAATAGTTTACCGAGACAATTGGATATCCATCCATACATAGACTACCAGATGCAATTTGAAAAGAGCTTTTTGGAACCAATGAGAACGATTGCTGAAACAATCCAATGGAGACTGGAACGTGGTGGTGCAACACTGGAGGATTTTTTCTGATGGTAAATAAAAGTTTTGATTTTGATTTTGGCTTTACAGCAATGGATGCTGATGAGCTTGATGCAGTTCAAACAACCAAAGAAGAAGCAACACAAGCAACTGCAACAGCGTTGTCTTTACAAGACAAATGTGATACACTATACAATATGATTATGCCGCTTCTTAATAATTTACAAAAGAACCCAACAAAAGAATATATCTATTGGCCTAATCGCAATGATAAGGTTGAAGAATTTCGTGACAAATTAACGGAGATTTATACAGGATGAGTGACTTTTTTCGTAATTTAGCTGAGGACATCAAGGATGAAGATACATCCATTGCAGCAGATGGACTTAGCTCGGGTGAATATACTGGAACAATTGATACAGGTTCTTATGTTCTCAATGCTGTATTATCTGGCAGTGTGTATGGTGGTGTACCTAATAATAAAGTAACAGCATTTGCCGGCGAGTCTGCTACTGGCAAAACGTTTTTTGTTCTTGGTGTTGTTACTCAATTTCTAAATGACAATCCAGATGCAGGTGTTGTATACTATGATACAGAGGCTGCTGTAACAAAGGACATGATGGAGGCTCGAGGTATTGATACACGTCGAGTTATTATTGCTGAGCCAGATACTATTCAGAAGTTTAGAACACATGCATTGAAAGTAATCGAGAATTATGAGAAAACGCCTGAGAATGATAGGCCACCAATGATGATGGTGCTTGATTCGCTGGGTCTTCTTTCGTCTGAGAAAGAGCTAGCTGATAGTGCAGCTGGCAACGACACCCGAGACATGACGAAGTCTCAGTTAATTAAAGGCGCATTCAGAGTACTGACTCTTAAACTAGCAAAGATTAAAGTTCCTATGCTCGTTACTAACCATGTATATGAAGTCATTGGTTCTTATATTCCAATGAAGGAGATGGGTGGCGGTAGTGGTCTAAAGTATGCAGCTTCAACTATTGCCTTTCTTGGTAAGAAAAAAGAACGAGATGGTAAAGACATTGTTGGTAACATTATTAAAGTAAAAATGTTCAAGTCACGGTTAAGTAAGGAGAACAAAGAAGTTGAATGTCTGCTTAACTATGATACTGGTTTGGATAGATATTATGGACTGATTGATCTAGCACTTGAGTCTGGTGTATGGACAACATCAGCAAATCGTGTTGTGACACACGATGATCAAAAAGTTTATCCAAAAGCCATTTATAAAGATCCGGAGAAGTACTTCACTAGTGAAGTGATGGAATCAATTGAGAAGTTATGTAATGACAAGTATAGGTATGGAGGAGTAGAAGTTGATAGAGCAGACGATTCTGACGAATCTGATTCACAATGAAGAATACGTAAGGAAAGTTCTACCGTATATAAAGAAGGAGTATTTTCAAGATTATATTGATCGTTCTATCTTTGAATCTATCGAACAACACTTCACAAAATATAATGCTTGCCCGAGCATCGATGCTCTAAGATTAGATGCGGGCAACAATGGTAATTACACA